GGAAGAAGGGGTTGCCCCCTCCTTTGTGTCTCTAGACCTGGTTAGCTAGAGTACACACCAGCGCCCTAAAAGGGGCTGGCCCACCTGAGCTTGATGCCGACGGCTTCAGGACGTCCCTGACGTTCGAGGTGATTCGGATCAGCAAACGGCTCAGAGCCGCGCTTAAGGAACCACTTGAGCAAGGCACCCTCTCCACTGATTGTTGAAATCGGTGGCAAGGATCGCACGACGTACCCCCTAACCAAGGGAGCATGCGTGTGAGGATGGATCTTACTGGACTGTTCAAGCCCAAGGTAAGAAATCCTACCTAACACAGGAGATGTAGGTTCAACATACGGGAAGTGAACAAGTAATTGTTCAAGTATGTTGTCTACCCAGAAAGCAGAGCGCCACAAACCAGCAAGATACAACTGGTTTCTAAGTGACACTAGGCTAACTGTCTCCTCGACGTCAGCCCGTGTGGAGGGGAATACCCTTCTGACGCGTGTGATAGAAACATCCACACCGTCAAAGTATTCCTTACCGCAAGACTCTCGGAATTTCCCTACCGAGAACGACTTGCTGCTATTTACCTTGAAGCCGAAAAGCTCCAGGTAAGCATACACGGATGGTACAAAGTCTACGGGGACAATAATATCATCCCCATAGACGCGCACCTGGCTAGAAAGGGATTCAACATCCTTTCTAGTCAGCTGGCGGCTGAGCGTGTGTTCTATTCCTAGGAAGATCACAGTCATAAAGACCATGGCTTCCATAGGAAAGCACAACGCTGAACCCATTGACGCGAACTTGGACAGCGAAATAATTCCGTGTCCAGGCACATCTGCCTTCTCCGAACGTGTTGCTTGAACAGCTTGGCTAAGCCAAGGGAAGTTCCGCAACATTTCGAGTACATGCAGATTCGAAACACGATCGGAGGCTTCACTAAGATCTAGTGTTGCCAACTCCCGGTTAAGGGAACCTTCACGGGCTAGATCCTGGTTAGGGACCTGATCCGTGAATCCGATCATACCAGAGACCGTAGAATCAGTCTCGAGGTATTGCACGAATTTCTCCATCAGCGCCTGCTGCATGTATTGCATAGCAGTAGGTTCGATGGCTATAATTCGAGGTGTTTTGAGCGTCTTAGGAACAGTAATGACCCTTACGGGTCGTTCCTGTCCAGGTTCGAGGAGTTCCACCAGGTCCAAGAGGTGACCATGGCGCCAGTTTGGAATAGCATAATCCCCAAAAGGGAATATGTCTTCCAGACGCCTAGGCCACTCCCGCTGATCATACTTCGCGTTTCCGCGTAGTCTGTCAGCAGTTGCTCCAGGACCGTGTTTCGGTAGTACTGTTCCCTCATAGATGTCTCCATCAATTTGGGATAGCACGTCGCGAAACAATAGAGATGACACACGGCCAAATGCCCGAAGGGCGTCTGAATCGTGCAGTATCTTGTCATTCTCTAGGACCTCCTGCTCACACTTCACGTAACCCTTGACCGCGGTTTCTACCCTAGCATCCGTGCATGGGAGAAACATCTTGCCGAACATCAGCGTAAGCTGACGAACAGCAAAGATGGAATCGGTGTCAGGTTTGTGAAGCAGCACACCAGTTGAACGATCGAAGATTCGATCCAGGAAACCTCCTAGAAATAGGGGGAGACCTCCTCTTTTCCGAAAAGCAGAAAAGAGGTCGGGATTCACACAGCCAACTTCCAGACTTCTCTCGAAGTCTTTACAGAAGGCTGGGAGAGTGATGGTCATAAAAGACCATCCCTCCTCTTCGACACGCATCGCGGCCGTTTTATAGTCGCGATCGGTGCTGGTACGACACCAAGTGCCCAACTCGTTGAGCACTTGCCTCCAGAGTAACATCAGGCTTTTCATCCTAACCCCTTTCAACAGGAGGTGTAGGAGTCCGTAGCCATGGTGTTGCTCGCCTAACAGTCTTAGCAAAGACTGATCCTGCCGGGACCTATGTTTCCATAGGCCCCAGCAGGGGACTGAGAGAGCTAACGTAAGTTAGTTCTCTCCACCCAAGAGCTGGGTGGTCTTTGCGCCAGAAGACGCAGTGAGATACGCAGTAAGCGCATCTGCAATCTGCTTAGCTTCGGCCACGGTATATCCCGTCCTAGGTACATCGAGAACGATGTACGCAGACATTGAAAACTCAATGTTCTGCGACGAGATAAGCGGGTCAGCAGCGATCTTCCGGTGATCAAGGCGAATGGTGTGACGGTTCCGCTTCCCATAGGCATGGGAAACGGACAGAACGACGTTACCGTCGTCCTTCTGGAACTTTCCAGAGTTCTCACCACTGCTGATACGCGGAAGCGTATTAGCAACTGCATTGATCGTAACAGACTGCGGGTCGGCGAAGGCCATGGCATTACTCCTGGTGGTGGACGTCTCACGACGTTCATTGATAGCAACCCTCTTATGAGAGTTGCCAGGGTTTGCCGCCTTTGGAAAGACCCAAGGCAGCAAGGATTGATATCTGTTTTGTCGACAGACTCTTCAGATCAATCCCAAAGCCGTACGGAGTCGCAGGCCTCCTCTGCTTAATCCCGCGTTCAATGTAAATTGAACCGGGCGAGTAGGAGAAGCGCGGTTGGGCAGTAGCTCGGGCAGCAATAGTGCCTTGTGAAATCTTGACATTACGGGACATCATGTATCCGTATTGCAAGACAAGGCCATCACGTCCAAGCGCGGAGATGTTATGTAACACATCTCCTGTTGTGCCGAACCAATCTGCGGCCCAGGACCAGGGTGACACATTCCAAACGGTTTCCGGAGTAAGACGCAAGCCAAAGAGTTTATTGGCGTAAGCTTCGTACTCCCCCAGCTTTCCCAGCTGGGACGTTGAAACCGGAATGTGATACCGAAAGGCACCTTCGAACCAGGTATCCGTTTGCACGGATTCCGTCCAGGTGCCGATCCCAGACAAGGTAGTATTAGAGGTGACTTCGTTAATGCCACCGCTATACTGCCGAACGTCTTGGCTGGAGGGGTAATACAGCGATCTCTTGATCTTACGATCAGAGCCTTTTCGGTAGGAATCGATTACTCGATTCGCATGCTTGATAGCATAAGCGAAATCCCTTAGATCAGAGATCAAGGGCTTCCAACCGAACTCCACGTTAAGATACTCATCACCCGCAGAGCGGGCGAGGTTTACCTTATCGCGAGTAAAAGAATGTCCGATATACCTAGGAGCTCCCTCTCTAGCCTCACCGACGAAGGTGGCGGCGTCAAAGATTGGGTTCGTTGGTATTGTACGGGCAATCGCTGTCGTGCCAAGCTGGTCTAGTTGCGCATCTGACTTCGAAAGAAATGAAGCAGACGTGAAACTACCTGGCCTGACAGGAATGATGGGACCCACGAGCAAGTCGTTATTGGCTCGCCCGGGGCTGACCTTGTATTCGGTTTTATCCAAATACCAAGGTCCCCCACCATCACCCCCACCAGAATACGATGCATACGAATGGCTAGAAGACACCATATCGTATGTGTTCGTATACTGGACAGAGAATGGTTGAAAAGTTCCGGCCGTTGAGGCTCTCTCGAGCCCCCCTCCCTTATAGGCGAGGGACGACCCTTTCTTTTCATATGCCATCTTCTGTAATCCTTACGGCTTCCTCCCTCAGATAGAGGGGGGGAGTAGCACTGAATGTACCAGCACTGTGGCAGGGAGTCCTTTAAAGGGCTCCC